TGCTCATCCGTCATTCCTTCAAACTCCGTAGCCATTGTTTCCCTCCTTTCTCAATGAATCTTAGTCGGCCTCAATCGGGTCCAGTAGCTCAACACCCTCAAACACGAAGGGCCACTCATCCTCAATGAGGTCCCCAGCTCTCCAGTTAGCCAGGGCAATCTTTGTAAACTTGACATTCTTCAGCCGAATACGCTCATAACCGAAGGCTTCCGGATCATCCAGCTTGGTAATGAGCTCCGTGACCACAGCCCCACGCCGGTCATCGGTGATAGGCAAGTTGAGCTGGATGAGGTCAGAGGTTACCTTGAAGCCGGTAATTGTTCCGGTTCCTTTCAGGCTGCCAAGTTTGTGCTGGGTCCAGCGGGTTCCGCAGACCAATACCTCTTTGTAGTCAGGTTCCACATCCGCAGTAACTGCAGTCACGTTAGTCTGCCATTCCCCTTCCAGGTATAGATACCCGTAATGGCCGTTAACAATCCTTGAAGTGTCCAGGAAATCAGCCAATTAATCCACCCCCCTATAGCACGTAGAAGTTTCCGAAGATATTTTCCATCACGTCGGTCAGCCGCGCTCCGTAATTTAGGAACACTTGATCTGCCTCCGGCGTCATGGTCGCACCTTCCCCATAGTAATCCGGGTCAAGCTGTACGAAGTAGCCAGTATTCTCGATAACTTCACCTTTGGCCAGCGTAGCCATATATTGCATACAGGCCCCAATCAGCGCCAGGCGGCCCTCTTCGGTGTTGTTAACCTTACCGATGTAATTGGCCTCCGCCGTCCTCTGGAGATCCTCAGCAATCGCATCCATGACCCGGATGCCCCGGATTTTCTTGAAGGCGTTGTTCTGATCTTGACGTAAAGTTACCAAAGAGTTGATGCCCTTCAGAACCTTCACAATCAAGCCGTCATGGATTAGCAGAAACACCCCATTTTCCACCGCTGTCTTCATTTCCGTCTTGGTCCACCTGCGATTCACATCACTGAACGGGGCGGACGCGTAGGTAGTGGACTCTTTGAGCTTTTGCCCCGCAATCAGGCCGGCAACCCAGGCCGCCACTTCAGCAGAGCTATATTCCACACCACCAAGATAGCCTCCACAACCGACGTTTACGATACCCTCATAGTTAGACGCCGAACTCCTAGCCACTGCTTGGTCAACCGCATCCGCAGCCTTATCGGCGGTAGCACTGCCCCCAATAACCCCGATAATGTGAGTCCCTTCCGAACGCAGGCGCTGGACCCAGGCTTTGAAAGACGCTTGTAAACCAGCATCAGTTACCCCATCAAGCGTTACCACGTTGAACTTCTGCGCCTCCATCGCTTCAAAAGCGTCAAGATAATTCTGGTTAGTGATTTCTTCAATCCCAGAATCACCGCCTTCCAAAGGCTGGGAAGTCACATCAGCCAGAATACCATTCCCTTCTGATAACAAGCTTGCTTTAATCAGTCTTTGACCATCGTTGTTGATAGCAGCAACAGCTGCAGCAATTGTACCACTCGGGAAGGTAAACACTTTTTTGAGTGTGGTTCCTTCATAGAGTTTGATATCTTTCTTGGTTCCATCAACCGGGTTTGCGGCGACTGTAATTTTAAAGTCATTTCCGCGCTCACCTTTGTAATACCCCTCGATTTGTATCGCTGGCGCGGGTGGCGTTGCGGTATCGCTCAATATTAACGAAGCCGCTGCAGCATTTCCATTATCCAGCCGATAAGCAATAACTTCTTTGGCCCCACCCATTAAGGCAAATCGCAAGGTTTTGTAAGCCGTGGCGTCTTCAGTATCGTTTGTGGTAAATAAATCAGCAGCCTGAGATTCACGAGTAATGGTCGTAAAAGTTTCTATTGGTCCCCAGTGAGCCTTCACCGGCACCATAACGACACCGCGAGCTCCGGGCTGGATGGCGGCCAAGGCTGCCGCCCGGAAGTTCATGTACAAACCGGGTATTTTCGGTAAGTCTAAGATATCCCAAGTTCCGCCTGCCAATTATCTCACCTTCCTTCTCAAGAACTCTTTAATGTACGCCTTCACTTCGTCCACGGCGAACTCGTTGTTGGTCACTTCTATCCCGTGGAGCGCCCCTACAACGACCTCCCGCTTCACCCCGAATATTTCTTGGGACTGGGCTAGAAGTTCGTTGAGTGGGTATTTGGTTTCCTCTGCCAAACTTATCACCTACCCTTTCTTTTTCTTAAGTTTAAAAGCGACCTCCTGCATTAATGGAGCAGAAGTGAACTTCCTCATAACAACCCTGCTCAATACCGCGGTAACCTGCCCTGCCGTAAGTGCATCTGCCTGGAAGTTTGCTTTTACTCTTTCCACCGTCAGGTAGCGGGGCCGCTTTTCCTTCTCATCGGGGGTTTCATCTCCTTCCTCCACAGGTTCCTCTTCATCCCCGTTAGGTGGTTCGATGGGAGGTTCTTCCTCTTCTCCCGGTCCCTCGTTCTCGTTCTCGCTAAACTCAATTTTAAACGCATCCCACAAGCCAGCAACGATGGATTGAGCACCTTTCAGCTGCCCGTTTGGAGTATCGCCCAGAACATGGCAGATTAAGGTCTTGGTTTCCTTATAGACAGCCCGATTAAGGTCTTGGATTTCCTCCCCAGCCTCCCGCCATAGGATGCAAGGCTTCTGGTATCCCAAGGGCCATTTATTTGTGTAGACCGTCCAGTTATCCAGAAGACCCTCCGTCCAGCTTGCCAAGGCAGTAAGCCAGGGATCTTCAGGAGCCTTTTCTGCAACGGGGATGGGTTGTAATGCCAGGACAGTAAAACGCAAACCTCTGGTGATGATGTCCCACTCCACATCCACTACGTCATCTCCGACGACCCCCTCATAGATACAGGAGAAGGTTCCCCCAGATTCAGCGGTGAGGGGTTCCGAAAGGGTTTCGATGATACTTTGGGCCAGGGAATCCACGCTAACAAAGCTCGTCCGGGCCACGTTGGGCCAAATTTCAATATCCCGCCGGAACCCAGCCCAGTCACTCTCATCAACGTCTTTCCCCATGCTGATGACAATATAGGGCTTCTCGGTGTCAGCTCCCGCAACATGGGGTTCAAAAACACGCTCCCCAACTTCCGCAATCGCTGTGAGAGCCTCCCTTATCGCTTCTCTCATTTAGTCCACCAATCCAATACAGATTTTTTAATTTTCGGCAAGTTCTTTTCCAGGGTGGGGCCTACGATAGCGTAGGGCCGGGAGCCTGGATGCCTGACCTGCTTCACCGGGTGACGAGCCCCAGGCCAGTAAAGAGCCTTCTTATTTTTCGGCTTGATGATATGGGGTGGGGTCCCTTCCTCCAAGAATATCCCGTACTCGACCCCGTGGGACAAGTACAGCAGAAAAATACTGTCACCACTACGATCAACCCCAGAGTGGAGGGATTGCCGAGCGTGGGCCGTCCTATCCCGCCAACTTGCCCCTAGCTTCGCCTCCCTCTCCAGATGACCAGCCCAGTCAAGCAGCAGTGCAGGCAGACCCGCCTTTTTCCTCTCGATATGATCCTTCACTTTGGTAGTCGGAGACACGAGGCATCACCCTTCCCGGAGCAGGTTGTTTTGCTTCAGCACCATGTAGACCGCGCCTTCAAGCCTTTCAACTTGTTCCTCGCTGAGTCCAAGGCGCATAAAAACATCCATACAATGTAATAACTCATGGATGAAAACGGACTCCAGCTTGTCCTGGTCAAGGTCTTTTTGTAATCTAATTTCCTTATCGCTGCAGTGGACCGCCTCGCCTATTAAGTCAGGCTTTTCGCGGTTAACAATATCGACCAGGCTCACCTTGTAGATAAACGGGCCAACTACAACGGTTTCCGGTATTTTCACTTAACTCTCCCTCTCCAAATCTACTTGATAACCCACAACTTCCCCACTCTGCAGCATCTTCGTAACATTCGCCACAACGAAGTGGCCCAGGCCGGGGACATCGAATTCATCCCGGACATTGGGGCCGTCCCGGATATCGGCGTTGTGGTCGGCCAGCATCCCAAAGTCGGTGACCTTCTCTTTGAGTCCTGACACGTCGCTGATTACCCTTACCCTTACTATGGTATCCTTCTGCTGGAATATCCGCACGGTAATGGGGTCAAGGGGAGTCTTCACTTCGGCAAATCCCCCACCCTGGCGAACCTTCTTGGTGCGGTTGATTGTTATTGTAGTAGGGTTCTGTTGGATAGAGAAGGTTAGCATCCTGCGGCGTGTTTCAAGGAGTGACATAACATCACCCGCCCTTGTTTTTATCAAAAAAAACCGCCCGTAATGGACAGTGTTGACTAAAAATATCTTTTATACATTTCGCGTCGTCGCGCCCCTGAAAGGGTGGCATAGAGATGGTTCACGATAGCAATCGGCTTATGACCGCCTCGACCTTTCGTCTGGTTAGGGGTCCCTGCCCACTCTATTCTAAATCGAGGGATTACTGTCATGATGATCACCTCCGTGTTCATTGTCTTCTTTAGCCTTTGTTTTAAATCTTGATTTCCCAAATTCCACGGCTACCTTAGCCCCAAAATAAAACCCCAATATAACCATCACCGGCCAGGACAACGTCCAGAAAAACTCGTTATCCGCTGCACTTAAATCCTTTAAATAAACTTTAACAGCCAGGGTCAATGCAACAACAGAATAAATGAGCACTAATACAAATGCTAAATACTCTTGCATATTGACTCCATCGCTAAACCAGTGCTGCGGCTTCTTCATAATATCACTTCCCTAAATAAGAGAAAGCCGCGATAATCGCCGCCACAAGAGCGAATATCCAGCCTGTATAATCCCGCCGGGCTTGCCGGGCGCTTTGTAGAGTTGATACTTTGCGTTCCAGTTCCCCTAACTTTTCTCTCAGCCCATTGTAATCCCTTATCAGCGTTAATCAACTATCGCTACCCCGTTAGTTAAACAACTGGTTCTTCTACTTCTTCGGTCTTAGCAATTACTATACCACCAAAAGTGTCACCTACTGCTAAGTAGTTTTCTGCCTTATTCACCGTCACAAACAAAGGGTCTGACGGACTATCCCAAGTTACACCATCAGGCATATTCGGCTGAAATTTAATCATTACAGTTTCGCCCTTATCGGTCATTTCCAAAACGCTAAAAGTTATCAGTTTATCCATAATTTATACCTCCTCAGTTATTTTAATGTAGTCAGTTCCGTTGTGCATTACAATTGCTGTTTTACCGTTGGTTATAGCTACCCCAGTACCGCCAGCCTTTTTAACCGTCACCGTCTGTCCTGACAGGTTATTAACCACAAACAGCTTACCTACTCTGTCAGGGGCAATAATATTGGCTGCTCCCCCTGCATTGGCAACTTTTAGCATGGTACATTTACCCTCATTGCTTGTCAGCACCCAATCCGCGGCGGCTCCACCATAATTATGACTTGCTACGCCGAATTTATTACTATTTCCAGTTGGGATAGTCATTTCTACGCTTTGCAAAGTAGATTCAGCAGGATCACCTATAGGTTCCACATACACTGTACCATTTTCAAATACTTGTAAGGGCGGTT